CACCACAAAGTTAATGCCTGTGACAGCTGCCCAATTACAGTTCGGAAACTGTAGATACCATTGCTTGATTTCTTTTAAGTGAGGTTGCTTATGAATGTAGTCTGCCCACTTAACTCTTGGTGTCTTTGCCCAGCGCTTAACCAAGACACTGTCCTCTTCATTAGAGTGTCTCTTCTTAAAGTAATCTGGAATGTCATCTGTCTTAGATCCACATGGGATCAGATGAAAGTTGTTCTCGTAAAAAGAAAGCAACATCTCCTTGCGTGGATTGCCAACAATCTCTTCCCCTTTTTTATTTAAATTTAAATCCAAAACTATTCCCCTTCTTCTATAGCACCATAAATATTTTCCCAATCGAGCGCATGCCCGGTCATCTTAATTAATTTCTTAGCTTGGTTAACCGATGGTTGTCTTGTGCTGTATCTCCAGGATCTAACTGTTGACACAGAAACTTTAAGTTCCTTGGCAAGACTTTCCTCTCCTCTCTTTTCTATGTAATCTTTTAATTCCATCTCTCTCCTTGTGTTAGGTGATGTGCTTCTTTAAAAAAAAGGAGGACGTATTGTCAGGGGAAACAACACGAACCGAAGCACATCGAAGTCAATGATAAGTGAGGTGATACAAAAAGTAAAGAAATTTGTTGACAAAGAATTTAATATCATTAATATGGTATTTGTATTTGTTATGGAGACAAACTTATGGAAGATAAAACTAACTATGATAGCTTTGGCTTGGTCGAATTATTAAGACTAAAGAAAGTCAATCTATCTGAACAATCAAAACTGCGCGAAGAATCAAAAACTTTAGATGAGGCCATTGCCAATACTCCTGAAGTTAGAGAGGTAGCCAAAACATTATCTAACTCTGGTGGATCTAAAAGAGTACCACTCAATGGGTTGATACCTAAAGATCTAAGGATCCAATATAAGATCACCAAGTCTTGGGATCAAGATTACCTTAATGATCTATCAAAAGAACTACAAAATTTCCCATTCAAAAAAGAATTCACTGAGGACTCTAGTGCGACCAAGAGGATTCAAGCTGAAGATCCAAAGGCCTGGGAATACATAGAGAAAGGATTAACAACTAAGATTAATGAAAGGCCATACATAGCTTTGATTGATCCATTAAAAGGAGTAAGCGATGAGTAGATTAGGAGATTTTTTAATAGACGTTCAGTCTGATTCAGAATTTGTTATTAGTACTTGCAGTAGCTTTGAGCAGTTCTGCAGCAAAATGAAAGACATCAACAGCATGTATTTGCCAAGTTCATTGTCAGATATATGGGAAGAACATGTTGGCTCTATGGAAAGCCACAACGTTAATGAGCATGATAGGAGAGCAAGGTGAGTCTATTGGATACTGTAGAAACAGGCATTAAAGTGCCAGCAATTAAAATCAATGTAGCAGGAACCGATGGGATAGGTAAGACTACCTTCGCATCTAATGCACCCCGGCCTGTGTACATCAAGACAGAAGAGGGTACTAACTTTTTAGATGTATCGTCTTTCCCATTATGCAAGTCATACGATGACATTGTTAAACAATTACAAACTCTCTATGAAGAGAAACATGATTACAAAACTGTGGTGTTTGATACCACTGACTGGGCTGAGAAGCTTGTGCAACAAAAAGTTTGCGACATGCATTCAGTCAAGTCTATTGAGGCATTAGGTTTTGGTAAAGGTTACACAGAGTCCGCTGAGTTATACAGACGGATTCTTAAAATGTTTGATTTGTTACTAGAGAAAAAGATCAATGTGATCTTGCTCTCCCATGTAGCGATCAGAACTTTCAATGATCCAGAGCGTGAGCCCTATGATCGTTGGGAGATGAGTCTGCACAAGAAGGTATCATCGATGATCCGGGAATGGGTAGACTTTAACTTGTTTGCAAACTACGAGGTATCAACTCGTACTAGTGGACAGGGGTTTAAGGAAGCAACCAGAGCTGTGTCATATGGCAAGCGAAAGTTGTTTCATAAATATAACGCAGCTTTTGATGCGAAAAGTCGAGTTGACTTGGGGAATGCCCCATTAGATCTTGACTGGAATGCATTCATAACTGCTTTCAAAGAGTCTTTAAAATCTAAAATGAAGGAGAAAGAAAATGTCGGATGATTTATTTAATCTAAACTTAACTGATGTCGAGGAAGACAGCGGTTCAATTGGGCCTATGCCAGCTGGTGACTATGAAATGATAGCAGCGTCATGGGAAAGTAAAAATAGTAAAGCCACAAACCATAAGATGCTGAGTGTAACTTATGAAGTTGTGGGACCGAAGTATTCAGGTAGGAAGGTTTGGGAAAACTTTATGCTTGAAGGCAACGGACTAAATGTCTCTAAAGGAAAGCTTCGTAACTGGAGAAAAGCCATGGGCTTAGATCCTGATATGGAAGCTTTTGGTTTGGAGGATCTTGAAAGCATGATGAATGTCCCTTTTAATGCCAACCTCCGAGTGGAAGAAGGCAGAGATAAGGGTGACGGTACGAAGTGGGAAGACAAGAATGTGATCGCTAAGTTTTTAGCTGGCGGTTCGTCTGCGGTGTCTTCTCCTTCCCCGGCTCCAGCACCTAGTGCTGCTTCGAAAGAAGAAGATCCTTTTGACTGGGATAAGTAATTGATTTCCATCACAGAACTGCAACAGGTCGACCTATTAAAAGGAGAGAGTGGTTCTGTTGATGGGATGACCGAGCGAGTAACTAAAGCTATGAATGACCTGGACTTTGCTTTGGTTACTCCTCGCCTTTTTATTATAACTAAACTGGGAATAATATTCCCATCTTTTTTGGAGAAAAGATATGACGATAAATACCAGAGAGGCCAAAGCTCTCGTTAATGTAATGGAGTCTTTATTAGATTCACTTGATAAAAACTTTGATAGTTTGCCAAACGATACAGATCAAAAAGTAAAAGATGCTAAACTAACTTTATTAAACGTGGATACAAGAAATGAAAGACAGAGACAATTCATTAGAATTTTTGGATAAACCAACCCGTGACAAAGTTATGGAAGACATGCAAATATGCATAGACGATTGGTCTAGACAAGACTTAGATACCAGAGCAGCTGTAGTTACTCTTGTAAGATTTTCTGTTGAGCTAGCATTTAAATTTTCACACACACCAAGTGATGCTATGCAATTACTATCCACTATAGTAATGGACAACCTAGATACTTATGAGAAAGAAGAGTTGATACAGCTTTTGACACAACCCAGTGATCAAAAGGCAACCATTCATTGAAACTAAGATACTACCAACGCGATGCAATAAACGCTCTTCACCATTGGTTTGATACCAAGCCAGTGAATGAGCCAGCATTGATCTGCCTGCCAACAGCGGCTGGTAAGACCATTATATTTTCACACTTTATTAAAGAAGTTTTTGATAAGAATCCTCATGCGAGAGTTCTTATCATGGCTCATAGGAAAGAGTTGGTCTCTCAAGCTGAGAGCAAACTTAAATCTGTTTGGGCCGAGGCACCAGTCGGTGTACTTGCAGCCGGGATGAAGCGATTCGAACACGATGCACAGATCCTAGTCGCTAGTCGCGATACCATAGCATCGCCCAAAAGATTAGAGAAGGTTGGCAAGTTTGATTACATGATCATAGACGAGGCACACAACGTTGCGCCTAGCTCTATGACTCGATACAAGAAGATCATTGACACCTTATCAGAGCGTCAGCCCATGAAGGTGATGGGTTGTACTGCCACGCCTTATCGCATGGGCCAGGGTTACATCTATGGCAATCGCAAGGATCATTTCTTTAAAGGATTAGCCTACAGCGTATCTATCCCGGAGTTAATTCAAGAAGGTTACTTGTCTAGGCTGTCTGCTTTTGCAGTAAACGAAAGCGCTGTTATTGATGCTGGCAAGGTTAGCTTAAAGTTTAAAGGCGGAGACTTCCGGGAAAAAGAATTAGAAGACATAGCCATGGTGGATGAAACCATCATCGAAGTAATCAGTGACTGGATTGACAATGCATACACCAAAGGCAGAACTGCCACAGTGTTTTTCTGTGTGTCTGTACTTCACGCCAACAAGATGACCCAGTATCTGCAGCAACATGGAATTAATGCTGCATTAGTTACGGGTGAAACGCCCAGCTCAGAAAGAGATGAGATACTTTCAGACTTTGAATCCGGTAAAGTCCACGCCCTATGTAATGTTGGCGTCCTAACTGAAGGCTGGGACGCTCCGAGAACAGATTGTATAGCATTGCTAAGGCCAACACAAAGCGTTGGACTCTATGTGCAAATGTGTGGTCGAGGCATGAGATTGCATGAAGATAAAAACAATTGCTTATTGCTTGACTACGGTGAGAACGTAGCTCGACATGGCTGTTTAGATGAGGTAGAACCTGGCGAAAGTCTTCCCGGAAGATACAAGCCTAAGATTTGTGCAAGCTGTAATGCTATCAACTCACCTTCTGCTAAAGAATGCATTGAGTGTGGACAAGTATTTGAATCGACTCAATCCAAAACTTTATGGACCAAGAAAGAAAGGGATGTAGCAAGGCGCACGAAGGCTGAGAAGCAAGCTGTCTTATCAGATGAAAGGAAAGCATCGCCTCCTAAAGCCAAGCCCATCACGGACATCTTTGCGTCTGTAGTTAAATCTAAAAATGGAAGTGAATACTGTCAAGTAACCTTTACAGTTAAAGATGAGTTCTTTCCTAAGAAAATGCCATTGATGTTTGGGCATCCAACTGCACACAGCATGGCTGTGCGTAAATGGAAGAAGATTACTACCAAATGGGGATCACCAAGTCAACCATGGATGGCTGCTGAATTAATTAACAGCGGTGCGTTTGATATAATCTCTGAGATCATCGTGCAAAAGCAGGGAAAATACGAGAACGTGGTTGGCATTAAGACAAAACAAAATGAGGACATAACACTATGAAAGATATTAACCATTTGCTAGACGATGTTGAACTGCAACAAAAGAAGCGTCAAAGATTTTATTTAGGCATGAGTCAAATAGGTAATTCAAATCAACGATTGTTGTGGATGCGTTGGCGCTGGCTTATGCCAGATGACATGGAGGCCAGGGTTCTAAGGTTATTAGAATT